ATTCGTTTGGTTGAAGAAAACAACCAATACAACGATGATGATGATAAAGAGTTCTGGGACGATGTTATGATTCGTCTCAATCAAGAATACCGTCACTGTTTGGATGATTTCTAATGATTGAAACTTACACTTTCACTGGCGACACTGTGACAGTTCTCGGACTGGTCGGTGTCATCTCCACTGGCATCATCGTGGTGCTATGCTTCACTCGTTACTTCAATTCTCCCCTAAGGAAATGACACTCACCAAAGCACAATTCTCGGAATTAGTTGAGGACTTAACACTCAACAAAACACAATTCAACCAATTCGTTGAGAACTACGTTTCACATATTGTCGAAGGTTTGGATGTAGAATCTCTTGAATGTATGGTTTTTGATTTACTTGTTAAAGAGTACAAGACCCATAATGTAGGACAGATTATCGGTGAGATTGAAGAACTTTATGGGGAGGAAGTTGCACAAGATTTGTTGACAGAATAAAATCTAGTCTAGACTACAATCTCGTCGAGATGTGCCAGTTACACAAGTGGCCTACGGATCTCGACGAGACACACAATCTCGACTAGATTACACACATACCAAACGCATCGAGATCATGAACACGAAAGAGCAAGAGTGTTTAGTCACACCAATCTCACGACATGCGAAAAACAGGTTCGCAAACAAGATGCAGAGCGAACAGATGTGCTTCATTGAGCAACACCTAGGTGATCGTGTGTTTCTTAGAAGCGCAAACGGGTGCAATCACTTCTGGGTAACACTTGACACAGACGCACATTGGATGGTACAATTATAAGATAAAGACGGAAGGGGTTTGCCGTCGCTGAATGTTAAAGTTACCCTGCGCGTAAGACAACAGATAATTCTAGCGTAGGTGAGTGGGTTAGCGTGGGTCGGGGTGGTGCCTGGTCCACTTTTCTTAATGTATTGTTATAATTATTTTATGGCAGGGGGAGTGGCGATGTATTGATCAGGCAGATACCCTTCTGCCGTTGGTGCTGGTTGTCCTATTAAAATACCATGGAACCGATCAAAAACCACCAGCAAAAACCAGTTTCACCACTGGCACAAGGTCGCTGGATCTGGTCGGTTCCGGTGTGGCATCATTCATTCAACGGCGCACCACTGACGCCGCCCACCACCCCAGAAAAATGACTAACGCCACCATCCAACTTGTTATCAACGGCAACCAAGTCGAGGGACAACTTGATGAGATCGCCAAGATCTTAAGCATGGTTTCTGATACTTTGGCGCAACCAATTCCTAACACCTTAAAGGAAGAATTGCTGCCATTTAATCAGTTTGCCATTCAAGAATTGACACCTTATTTGGGTCAAGAATTGTCTGAGAAAATTATCAACAAGTTGGAAAAGTGTGCCAATTCCAATTATCCTGACTTCCGCTATTTTATCGGAATGTATAGGGAATTGGCAGATAACATTGAGCATCGCCAACTTGTTAAGACTCTAAGTGCAATTTATCGCTTCAAGTTTGGGCGTTATATGTACCCTGAGTCTGCAAAGTGTGCTCTCAAAAGTGAGATCAAGTATGCAACAATCTGCCCCCATTGTGGTAAGATTGCCAATGCACTTGTGCAACGATTAGTGAAAGAAGGTCTGTGGAAGTGATCCGATAAGTTATCCTAATCAATGGGGGGGTTCCCTTCCCCTCCTTCCATGCTATTCTAAGGGAGTCACCACCACTGACCGGCACCATGAACAATCAAGTCACCGTCACCGCTCGCTCTGGCAATACTAAAACCGGACCGATGACGACCACGCGCACCGATGGTACATCTTGCCCCACAACTTGCCCATTTATCGGTGGCGAATGTTACGCCAAACAGGGTAGGGAGTGGATGCAATGGGCGCAACTTAATAAGGGAAAAGGTATTTCATGGAGTGAGTTTCTACTTCAGATCCGCAAGATTGTTCCCCTTGGTGTACTTTGGCGCCACAATACTGCTGGGGATTTGCCTCACAATGATGGTAACATTGATTATCTACAACTCAAGCAGTTGATTAGTGCAAACAAAGGGCGGAAAGGTTTCACCTATTCGCACCATATTTTGAATGATCACAATGTTATCTGCCTTCAGAATAGCAACGCTTTAGGTTTCACTGTGAATGCATCTTGTGAGTCTGTCGATGATGCTGACCGTGTGATGACTGAGTATAACATTCCCGCCGTTTCAGTTGTTAACTCTGAAGAAACCCGCAGGTTTTATACAACAACTAACGGTCGCAAAGTTATCACTTGCCCCGCTGCACTTTTCCCAGGTAAGGTAACATGCGCCACCTGTGGTTTGTGTCAATTAGCAGACCGTGAGTTTGTTGTAGCATTACCTGCACACTCTGCTAAGAAAGCAAAGGTCAACGCGATCATCGGTTGAGTATATTTAAGGGGGGCAATCGCCTCCCTTTTTTTTATACTTTATCCCCATCTAAAATAGGTTCTACCTCTAATCTAGCACGGCACGGCACCCCAAGTCAACCCCCTGACCCATCAGGATTCCTTATCACAGATCCAGGATTTCTTAAGGTTTCAACCCACACAAGGGGATCCCGAGCGCCTATACTGAATAGGTCAACCACCACCGACACCAATGGCAACCGTTCTAACTGGCGAAGCGATCAATTCATTCCGCGCCAAAGTGTTACTGGGGGCACTCAAGTTGGAGTGTCTGGGTATGAAAAAGAGCGGACCCTCCGCATACTCTATCGCCAAGGCAGAGTATAATCTAAGGGGTAGCAAAGAGAGTGTCTACAATCAACTCAAATCTATCATCGGTTAAGTAGATTTAATGGGGCATCTTTGCCCCCTTTCTTTATACTTTTTTTTATATTATTTCAAGGGTGCTTCGGTGGCGATAGTTGGTCAACCGGCGACCCTGCCGGTGTTGGTTTCGATTGTCCCCATATTCTACAGCACCGCCTGACCCATAAAACCCTAGCAGTGGACAGTTTCAAAATTGGCACACTCCAAAAAATTGATTCTGCCTCAATCCTAGCACGGGACCCGGACCCCTTGTCAATGGTTTTATTGATCACCAATGCTTATGGTTCGGAGGGTTGACCTGGGCACCGTTTGGGATCATACTGGCATCAGTTCACCACACCACCCCATGGCATCCTCCACTTTCCCCGAACTGCTCAGCGCCTGCACCGATCCAAACAACGGAACCATCCGCTGGTCTACTGCTTGCCAGACTGCTAAGGATCATGGGGTCTGGGAAGACTTCTGCACAGAATACGGAACCAAACCCTTCCGCGTCGATACTGGCGAACTGCTAACCTGGTTAGGTTATTGATTCTCCCAGGGGGGGCGCAGATGCCCCCCAATCCATGCTATGATTCTCTCAGTTCAAACCACACCAAACCACAATGGAAACCTTTCTAACACCTGACGAAATCCTTGAATTAGTTACAACTGGAGTCTGCAAATTATCCGATGATCTTATGCTTCGGATGACCCCTAAAGTATCAGAATCTTATGAGGATTCTGATTGGTATAATGATCCCAATTGCACAATGTCTAGGCATCATTATTAGATAGAATCTCGACTAGATTGCGCCCCATACAATCTAGTCGAGACGCGCACACATTCATCACACAATCACATCTAGATCACACACAATCACACATCATCATGATCATTCCCACCTTCAATTCACGCGAACTCGATGTAATTTATGATGCCATATTTGCACACCTAGGATGCACAGATAATGATGATGATGTACGGGCATGTAATAGCATTATTGATAAGATGCACATTCATTGCACAATGAATCAAGATGAAGTATGAAGTGTAAGATATAAAGAATTAAGAATGAATCACAAGTAGTTCTTAATTCTTTATACGCAGGCCTAAGTATAAAGAATTACACAGGATTGAGTGTAAAGTATTGTCAGTGGTGTGGTTTATTCTTTACATTCAATCTTGTCTAATTCTTTATAGTTTGTGGAGTTTGAGTTCTTTATACTTTGTAATTCTAATCAGTTCTTTATTCTTTATACTAACTGCCCCCCCCCTTGTGCCAGTTGGGCAACTGTCCCGATTTTGGCAGGATCCCGCCGAACCGGTTCCCGATGGTGTAGGATTAGGGAGTCCCAAACCACTGACCCCGATGACCACTGCAACCACCAGCACCACCGTCACCGTAGAAGCAGGTATTGAGTACTATTTGCCCACTGATGCTCGCCATTGGATTCCCAATGGATTCATTAAAGTAGATTTAGAAGTTGACTCTGAAGAGTTGGCGGAAGACTTTTACGGCACAATCTCCGCCGTGGCGGAAGATTGGGCAGACGCCAATCTAGGCGCTGGGGTATTCTCCCAGGTCATTATGGAACCTTAAAGTATATTTAAGGGGGATTAATCCTCCCCCTTTTTTTATATTTTGTCTTGACCTAAAATAGATTCTACCTTCAATCTAGCACGGGACCCGGACCCATTGTCAACCCTTTGGGCGATAAGGATTCCTTATGGTAAATCCGGATTCTCTTAAGGTTTGGACCCGTCTTATGGGTTCCCGATGGTGTAGGATTAGGGAGTCCCAAACCACTGACCCCGATGACCACTGCCACCGCTTACCCAACTTTTAGCGCCGATCAGGCGCTGCTGCTGACCGTAGCAGTCAACTCTAGCGCAATTGCCAGGTTAGGTATTGTCATCGACAATGACAATATGCCTCACCTGTTGGTTATATTTAACTCCAACCAAAATAAAGTTTATAGGTACATTTTCGAAGACGATCTTAGCAGCGGTGCTGCACGTCGTTGGCATGAACTTTTGAGCGACGATGAAGCAAAGTCTGCCACATCTTGGGGGTCTATGCTACATCGTGCGCTGAAGCACGGTGATCTGGAAAAGATCGAAGTCTGATCTGAAGGTATATTTAAGGGAGGCAATCCGCCTCCCTTTTTTTATACTTTATCCCCACCTAAAATAGGTTCTACCTTCACTCTAGCACGGGACCCGGACCCTAAGTCAACCCCCTGACCCATCAGGATTCCTTATCACAGATCCAGGATTTCTTAAGGTTTGGACCCCCTGAACCGGTTCCGGATGGTGTAGGATTAACAAGTCCCAAACCACTGACCGATGAACACCGCTATCTCCGCTGCCGCCGCCGCCGCCATCACCAACGCCATCAACGCCGACTGGCGCGGTGAGCGGGCGCTCGCCTACACATTTGTTCCCGTGGGGGAAGGTGGGTCCATCATCAAGACCTATGGAGTCCCCGTAGAGTCTCCCGCCTTGCGCGGTGCCGTTGCATGGGCGCTCCGGCGTTCAGGGAGGCAGGTCGACTTTTCTGCCCGATCCGATCGGGCGATCGGATTTGAGCAAGTCTAAGGTACACTTAGGGGGAAGCGATTCCCCCTCTTCATTCTCACAAACCATTGCACCTAAAATGTTCACAATCAAGTATTTCACGCCTTATGCACAAGAATGGAGAACACAATCGTTCGCCACTAAGTGTGAAGCAGAGGGCATGATTGCCTTCTATCGTAGTTGCGGGAGTCCGGCAGACTTCGCCTGATTGTTGTTAGTTAGTGGGGCGCAGTTAGCGCCCCTATTCGTTCGTGATTAGCAGTGCTAATCATTCGTTCGTTCGTGATTTGCAGTCCTTATGGGTCGCGGGGGTTCGGCGGTTTAAGCCCATGGGTCCCTTCCAATCTATAAACGACCCAGATCGACCTGTATATATCACGAGACTCAAAAATTTCCGCGCCCCACAAAGATCTTCCAAAACCCACAAAGATTCTCCAAATCCTCAAAACACTATATAATTTTGAAAAGGATAATATACAATACTTAATATGAAAAAAAATCCCGGAGAAATTTTTGAGTCCGTACAGGTCGATCCAATTAGTGGAGACTACTACATCATAATTCCAGAGAGTATCGCCAACGAACTCTCATGGTATGAAGATACTGAGATTAGTTTTAAAGTTGAGGGAGATGATGTTATTCTCACCGAACGCGAAGATTGACAAACACTATATAATGAGTTATGATACTGAAGTAACCGCATAAAATTATGGCTAAAGGATTTACTGTAAAAGCAAAAGCACCTATTGTAGGACAATCTCAGGAAGAATGGGATTATAACCTTGCAAAAGAAATGGTAAAGGGCAAGTCGATTGTATTTTGCCTTCCAGGTCGCGGAGTTTCTTATACTTACCTGAAAAGTTTTGTACAACTCTGTTTTGACCTTGTTCAGTCTGGAGCGAGCATTCAAATCTCGCAGGATTATTCATCAATGGTAAACTTTGCCCGATGCAAATGTTTAGGAGCAAATGTACTGCGTGGACCTGATCAGATTCCCTGGGATGGCAAACTAAATTATGATTGGCAACTTTGGATCGATAGTGACATTGTTTTCAATAGTGAAAAGTTTTGGCAATTGGTTCTGATGGAAAAGGATATCGCCTCTGGATGGTATGCAACTGAGGACGGACACACGACTTCAGTTGCTCATTGGATGGAAGAAGATGATTTCCGCAATAATGGTGGAGTCATGAATCATGAAACTGTTGATAGTATCTCGAAGCGTCGTAAACCATTCACCGTCGATTATGCCGGATTTGGATGGTTGCTCATCAAGAAGGGAGTCTTCGAACACTCTGAGATGAAGTATCCTTGGTTTGCTCCGAAGATGCAAGTCTTTGAATCTGGAGAGGTTCAGGATATGTGTGGAGAAGATGTATCATTCTGCCTGGATGCAAAAGAAGCAGGCTTTGAAATCTGGTGTGATCCTCGGGTACGAGTTGGTCACGAAAAAACAAGAGTTCTTTGATACGATGGCAGACAAGTACAACATACTTTGTAAAGGGCGTAAAATATACTCCTCACTTACACAAGAAGAGTACTTCGACATTATGGAAAATCTGGCATATGATTTTTATCAGACAGGTTCTCCAAATCCAAACGAAATTGAAACTGAGGTAATTAAAAATGGCTAAGCGTCCGTCACTGTCTGGTAACATTATTGAGTCAAAACCTAAAAAGACTCGTCAAGGAACTGGTGCTCATACTAAGTATGCCGCTACTTCTCGTAATGAATCTAAGAAAAGATATAGAGGTCAAGGTAGATAAATGAAAAAAATTCTCTTTATCTCTGAAGATAGAGAAAAATCTTTAATTCAGGAAATGAACTATAAGATTAAAATGGCAAATTTGGATATTCATCCATCTAATACATGCTTTCTTATGGTCTCTCCCGACTATTCTGCAATTGTAACACAACATCTCTCCCATTCATTATCAATGGATGGAGAGATTTTTCATATTGAGGCAGTCAATGTACCATTTCCGGACGAAGATGTCAGCATTTATAAAGATGAATTTACTCAAAACTTTATGAAATGGAAGACAAAATGGGATAATTTTGTTTTAATTGAAGCGGGAGTTATTCGTGGAGGTAATTATTCTTGGATTACCCAGATAATGAATGTGAATGTTCATACAATAGCATTATGCGAGAACATTCATAGTGCTTTTAAAAGTGATTTTGTTAGTTTATACTATGATGATACTCAAGAAGACCTTCATTTTTGGTGGGAGCAACCAAATAACCATTGGAAATCTTAAATAAATAAATTTTTAGTAGATTTTTATGCCTTGGAACGTTTTTCAATGGGTAGACACCTCCTGTTAGAGGTGTACGATGTTAATCACGACCTAATTAACAATGGAATTGCTCTTGAAGAGGTAATGCTCAAAGGTATTAATCGGGCGGGAATGACCATTCTGAACATCTTCAAGCACTGTTTTATACCACAAGGATGTACAATCGTAATTGCGCTTGCTGAAAGTCATGTATCGTGCCATACATGGCCAGAAGAAGGTTGTCTGGCAATAGATGTTTATACATGTGGTGAAGGAAATCCAAAATTAATTGCATTAGAACTATTAAAATACCTCAATTCAGATAATTACTCTTTCAGAGAAGTAAATCGTTAAATAAAAGTAGGGGAGATAGCAACCTCCTTCCAAAAAAAGTTCTGTTTTTAAAAAAACAGGAGCTAAAATGTTAATTAAATCCGAAGATTCTCAAAAAAGAGTCATTCAAGAAGTTATGCACGATTATGCACCAAAGCATGATCTTAAAAAGCAAACTGAATTGCATGAAAAAATTCGCAATGATCAAGACTATGATGATTGGGATTATGGAACAGAACCAACTTATGGTTCTTCCTGGAAATCGACATAAATAAAAGATAGAAATTTAATTCCCGAATGGCAATACAGAGGATATCTAGATCATTTAAAGATATTAGTTTATCCTTTGATCCTCATCCGGTGACAAAGGATCTACCAATACTCAAGAATGAGAGAGCAATTACTAGATCAATTCGCAATCTAGTAGAAACAATTCCAACTGAAAGATTTTTTAATTCTTTACTTGGATCTGAAGTTCGTTCAAGTTTATTTGAATTTGTAGACTATGGTACTGCATCTGTCATACAAACTCAAATTGAAACTACAATTCAAAATTATGAATCAAGAGTGAATAATGTAAAAGTAGAAGTAGATCCTCAACCAGATGATAATTCATTTGAAGTGACTGTTATATTTGATATCATTGGTCAACAATTTCCCACGCAACAATTTACATTTCTACTAGAGGCAACCAGATAAAATGCCTTTTACTAAATTTACAAATCTAGACTTTGATCAAATAAGAACATCCATCAAGGATTATCTCCGTGCCAACTCTACATTCACGGATTTTGACTTTGAAGGATCTAATTTCTCTGTACTGATTGATACATTAGCATATAACACTTATATTACTGCGTTCAACTCAAATATGATTGTGAATGAATCCTTTTTGGATTCTGCAACACTTAGAGAAAATGTAGTTTCACTCGCAAGAAATATTGGATATGTACCACGCTCTAAAACCTGCTCTAAGGCACAGGTAACTATTACTGGTACTACGACTGAAGATACTTCAACAGTAACTCTTCCAGCGGGTTTAGTGTGTGTAGGGACGGCAAATGATACTTCATACATCTTTTCTGTTCCAGAAAATATCACAACAAAAGTAAATAATGGATCTGTCACCTTTAATAAAATTGATCCTTCTGGAAATATTACTGGAATTGATATCTATCAAGGAACATTTTTAACAAAAACTTTTACAGTAGATGGATCTCTTGACCAAAGATTTATTTTAAATAATTCTGATATTGATACTTCTACAATTTCCATCTATGTTAAAGGTATTCAAGATAGTGGATTGGGAATCAAATATTCATTAGTTGATAACATCTTAAATGTTGATTCAACATCGGAAATTTATTTAATACAGGAAGTTCAAGACGAAAAGTATGAGATTATTTTTGGTGATGGTAGATTTGGAAAGAAATTAGAAAATAATGCCGTTGTAACAGTTCATTATATTGTAACTGATGGAAAAGAAGGAAATGGGGCTTCTCAATTTACATTTCAGTCTACATTAAAAACTTCCTCTGGAGGACCAACTACATTAAACGGAGCAACTGTTACAACGAATCAATCTTCTCAGAATGGTGCAGAAATAGAGGAAATTAACTCGATTAAGTATTTTGCCCCAAAAATCTATTCATCACAGTATAGAGCAGTAACTGCGCGTGACTATGAAGCAATTATCAAGAAAATTTATCCAGATACAGAATCTGTAGCAATTGTTGGTGGAGAGGAAATGGTCCCACCAGAGTATGGGACGGTTACTATTAGTATTAAACCCAAGGGTGGTACATATGTTTCACCATTCAACAAAGAACAAATTTTAAATAAACTAAAGCAATATAGTGTTTCGGGTATTAATCAAAAAATTATCGATCTTAAAATACTTTATGTTGAGATTGATAGCTCGGTTTATTATAATTCAAATCAAGTATCCTCAGAAGCATCTTTAAAGACAAAGATATTTAATTCGCTTACAGAATATTCCAAATCAACAGATTTGAATAAGTTTGGTGGAAGATTTAAATACAGCAAAGTTTTGCAAATTATTGATAATACAGATACTTCAATTACATCCAATATCACAAAAGTCAAAATTAGAAGAGATCTTAAAGCACTAATAAATCAGTTTTCTCAATATGAAATATGTTTTGGTAATAAATTTCATATAAATGCCGAAGGATATAATATCAAATCTACTGGATTTAAAATTGCTACAGAAACTGAAATGTTATATTTTACAGATACCCCATCTAAAGATTCAAATGGAAATCTAACTGGAACTGGAATTATATCAATTGTAAAGAAAACTCCAACCTCCGAAGGTAAAATTCAAATTATTGTACCATCTGCAGGAACTGTAGATTATGTGAAAGGGGAAATTAAATTGGGAACAATTAATGTAACTTCTACTGAGAAGGAAAATGGTATCATTGAAATTCAAGCATATCCAGAATCAAATGATGTAGTGGGATTGAAAGATCTATATTTAAGTTTTGACATTTCAAAAAGTTCAATAAATATGGTTAGAGATGTAATTGCATCTGGAGATGAAATATCTGGAACAACATTTACCAGAGATTATTATACATCAAGTTACTCAAACGGAAACCTAACAAGATAATAATATGATACAGACGGGATTTGAGTCTAGAGTCAAAATACAGCAAATAATTGACAATCAACTTCCAGAATTTATACTGGATGAAAGTCCCAAAGCTTCGGAATTTTTGAAGCAATATTATATTTCTCAGGAGTATCAAGGTGGTCCTGTTGATATTGCAGAGAATTTAGATCAATATTTAAAACTAGATAATTTAACTTCAGAAGTAGTTGTCGATTCAACTAGATTAACAACTAGTATTTCCAATTCCTCTGGAATCGCAATTACAGTTACCTCAACAAAAGGATTTCCTCAAAAATATGGTCTGATTAAAATTGATAATGAAATTATTACTTATACTGGAATTACCACTAATACTTTTACTGGATGTATTCGTGGATTTAGTGGTATTACTTCATATCATGCAGAATCCAATCAAGAAGAATTGGTATTTTCTACCTCTACATCCACACAACATACTTCAGGATCTTCCGTACAAAATTTAAGTTCTTTATTTCTAAAAGAATTTTACAAAAAATTAAAATATACTTTAACTCCAGGATTAGAGGATGTAGATTTTGTTTCCGATTTAAATGTAGGAAACTTTATTAAAAATGCAAGATCTTTTTATCAATCCAAAGGTACTAATGAATCTTTTAGAATTTTATTCAATGTTCTTTATGGAGTAACTCCAAAAGTAGTAAATTTAGAAGATCTTTTAATAAAACCTTCTGCTGCACAATATATAATAAGAAAAGTTGTTTCTGCAGAAAGAATTTCTGGAGATCCATCAAGGTTAATTGGACAACCAATTTCCAAATACAATGATCCTGTTACTAATGCATCAGTATCTGAAGTAGAACTATTTACCAAAGAATCTACAAAATATTATAAGATTTCTCTTTTTGTTGGTTATGATGAAAACTCCGCAATTGAAGGAAACTTTACTATTACACCGAATACAAAATGTTTAGAAAATGTTTCTATAGGATCTTCTGTTATTTCGGTTGATTCTACAATTGGATTTAAAGAGTCTGGAACTATTATATCTGGTAATAATGCAATAAGTTTTACGAATAAAACAATTAATCAATTTTTGGGTTGTACAGGTATAACTAAAGAAATTAATTCTGCAGATAATATAAGATCTGATGAAATTTATTTTGGATATGAAAATGGTGATACTACTAAAAAAGTGGAATTTAGAATCACTGGGGTACTATCAGAATTTGTACCAGTATCTGAGTATTTTAAAGTTTCTGCTGGGGATGAAATCTCGATAAAAGGTTTGGGAGAAATAATCGAAGATACTGGCAATTCTTATAAAGAAATTTTTGCAAATTCATGGATCTATAATACAAGTTCAAGATATGAGATAGAAACTTTTATTGGATCCAATCCAAGACTTAAAAGTACTACTAATAAGTCAAGTTTAAAAGTTGGAGATTTTATTGAGATTGTAGAAAGATATAGTAATATAGTAAGATATCCAATTACAAGTTCAAACGCCCCATATGTCAAAACTATTGATAATGATCTAAAAACACTTCAACTGAACAATTTTTCATTATCTGATTGGTATAATGATAATGTAGAATATGATTTAAGAAGAAAGGTAAATAAGGCAAGCAGTTCAATAATTCCAATTGAATATGGGAATGATACTATTTTATCTGATATATTGAATGTATATAATGAAAATGATGATTATATGTATGTTGCATCAAACTCCTTTCCATCAAATAATAAAAATTTATCAAGACCTTATACTTATCAGATAACTGCAAACACTAAATCTCAAATTGGAATTGGATTATCTGATAAGATTGATGAAAATTATTATAGCACTATAAATTTTAATGATTCCGTTCCATTTATTTCTGGAGACAAAGTTTATTATCAACCAAGTTCATCTGTTATTTCTGGATTAGAAACTGGATCTTATTATGTCGAGGTTCAAGAAAATAATAAAAAAATCAAATTATATGGAGTAAGATCTTTTATTGGTAGCAACAATTATGTAAAATATTTAAATTCAACTTTTGATTCGGAAAATATTCACAAATTTGTATTATACTCACAAAAATCTGAAACTATTGGTACTCAAAAACTACTTAAAAAATTTCCATTAAATCAAAATATTCAAAATGGAACTGGAGAATCAACTCAACCAGGTCCAATTGGATTATTAATTAATGGTGTTGAAATTGAAAACTATAAATCAATTGATAAGGTCTATTATGGGCCTTTATCATCAATAAATGTTTTAAATGGTGGAAATAATTATGATGTTATAAATCCACCATCAATTACAGTCTCTACTGGGTTAGGAGTAACTGCATTAGTTCAACCAGTTTTAAGTGGAAGTATTCAAAAAGTATTTGTAGATTCTCAAGATTTTGATATTAATACCATCGTATCAATCGCAGTAACAGGTGGTAATGGGAAAGGAGCAGTATTAAATCCCATTTTAAAGAAAAGATATCGTGAAATTTACTTTGATGGAAGATTGACTCCAATTGGCGGGATAAATTATACCAGTGATACTTTATTATTTTTAACTAATCACAACTTAAATAGTGGTGATAGGGTAATTTACAATTCTAATGGAAACAATGAAATTGGTATTGGATCTTTTGGGGGATCAAATAATGATCAAAATAAGACTTTATCCAATAATTCTGAATATTATATAAAAAAAGAAAGTAATAATACTGTCAAATTATATTCATCTCTTTCCGATTATTCCAGTGGAATAAACACAATAGGATTTACTCAAGTATATAATTCAGGAATTCACAAATTTACAACAGTGTCTGATAAAAAAACAATATCAGAAATTAAAGTAATTAATAGTGGGCAAGGATATCAAAATAGAAAATTAATTGTAAACCCAACAGGAATATCTACTATAGATCATACAATTAATTTTATTGATAACGGATTTAATGAGGGAGATCTTATTGAGTACAATTATCAAACAACAGCAATTATAGGTCTTTCTTCATCATATCAATATTATATTTCAAAACTTGATGATAATTCTTTTAGGTTATTTAATGCTGGAATTGGAGGTACAAATCGTTCAAATTATGATAGAAAAAATTATATTAAATTTTCTTCAACAGGATCTGGATATCAATATTTCAAATATCCAGATATTTCAGTTTCAATAACTTACTCTAGAGAAAGTTCTAGTGACTATACTACTATTGTAGCAACTCCTGTGGTTAGGGGAAGTATTATTGATGCTTATTTGTATGAAAGTGGTACAGGTTATGGATCAACTGTATTAAATTTTCACAAAAAACCATTAATTACAATAAAATCTGGAAAAGAGGCTCAGGTAAAACCAGTTATTATTAATGGGACAATTGATTCAGTTAATCTTCAATATGGGGGATATGAATACTATTCTGTCCCAGATTTGATTGTAACAGATCCTACTAATTCTGGAGTTGGTGCAGAATTGAGACCAATTATAGAAAATGGAACAATAACTTCGGTACAGATTACTAATCCTGGAATAGGGTATTCAACTTCTACATCAATTTTAGTAAAACCTTCCGGT